GACTAATCATACCTACTGGATTATTAACACCTATTCTTCTGTATCCAGGTATAGTTCCACCACCAGCTTCAAAGTAACCATCTGTAGTGCTACTTGGTGAACCTGCTGCTGAAGTATTAAAATTATAACTAGGGCCAATAATACTTTCATTAGTTTGATATTGGAATCTATTTATTAGTAGTTCTTCAGCATTTGAAACATTTGAAAGATTACCTGTATAATTAGTTCCAAAGAAATCTCCTTGAGCCACTAAAGCTAAATTAATATCTATTTGCTCACCTGGAGATATAGATATACCACTTTTAATAACTGTATGATCTTCAATACCATTTTTAGCACCATCTTCCGAATTATCAAAGTCGTGTGCAACTTCCCAATCAAAATTAGTATTAGTTATAGAACCATTAGGAAATGTAGCATTAGACCAAGCACCAAATTGTACTTTAAAAGAAGTTACAGATAATGCAGTAACTGTTCTACCAATTGTAAATTCATTACCACCAGTTTTATCTACTAACTCTAAATGACCGTCACTTAAAAATCTAAGGGATAAAGGTGCATTGTTAGCAACTGAATATTCACTTCCAGAATTATAATCAGTAACCTCTGTGTTTGTACTATCTCCAAATGTTCCAGTACCATCTTTAAAGAAAAATACTGTATTCCAATTTGTTACAACACACTGGTTTTGATATGTTTGAGCAGCTTGAGCACCGTCCCAAATACCTAATCTAAGTTGTCGATCAGTAGTCATATTAAAGTTATATTCAGAACCTCTTGTTAGTTCTTCACCCCAATAAAAAGGTCCTTGATTTGCTACTGCGCTAGTCGTTGTTGAAACACCAACTGGATCATCAGCATTAGTTCCGTATGATATATACCATTGGTTACTTCCTGAAACCATTCCAACAGGATTGATTAAAGTAGAAGCATCAATACTAACTGTTGAAGCATCAGATTTAGTTAATACTAAATTAGTACCAACAACGGCACCACTTGATACTACAGCACCACCACCAGAAGCCGTAGAAGCAATTTCTCCAGCAGCACTAATAGTAATATTAGTTCCAGCAGTTAAAGCCGCTACAACATTAGCTGTATCAGTTACATCAGCTAAAGATTCAATAGCATTTAATTTAGTTAAATTAACATCTGTTAAAGAGTTGGTATCAGCATTATTTTCATAAGCAGTTTTAATTTGTGCATCAGTCATTGCACCACTTGCAGCTATAGTACCATCATTTGCGATAGTAATATTAGTTCCAGCAGTCAATGCAGCAACAACGTTAGTTGTATCTGTTACATCAGCAGCAGTTTCAATACCAGTTAGTTTAACTTTTTCAGCATCTTCAAAAGCATTAGTATTAGCTTCAGCTTCATATGCAGTTTTAATTTGTGATGCACTAATAGAACCTGTTTGACCAACAACACTTAAAACAGCATTTGTAGGAGTTGCTAATAATGTGTAGTCAGCCATAGTTCCAGCAGAACCACCATTATGCATATAAGATTTATTAAGATCAGTTCTAACAACAACATCACCTTCTTGTAATGATAATGCTAATTGAGCAGATTCACTTGTAGCTGTTCTTACACTTGTTAAAGCAACTGAATCAACATCAATAACATCATTAGTAATAGTTACGTTTGTTCCTGCAGTTAATTGATTAGGTATTGTAGGTTTATTAGTTAAAGTAGTATAGTCACCATTAAATAATGAAGGCTTATTACTTAAATTAGCATAATCACCATCAAATAAAGAAGGTAAATTAGTTAAAGTATTATAGTTACCATCAAACAAACTAGGTTTATTTGTTAAGTCATTATAATCACCACTAAAATTACTTGTTCCTCCACCACTACCAGTAGCTTGAGTAACCCAATCATAGTCAGTACCATTCCAAGATAAAACTTGGTTAGTAGCAGCTGTTGATAAATTTAAATGATCATCTACATCTGCGTTTCTGTAATAAGTTATTCCTAATGGAACATTAATTAAATCATTATAGTCACCACTTTGTGCAATAGCATGATAAACGGGTAAACCATTTAAATCACCATAAGCACCACTTGCCGCAACAGCAGCTAAAGTTCCAGTTTGTATAAATGAAGTAGCATGATAACCATCTAACTTATCAGCATTAATATTTAATGCGTTAATATATGGTTGTGTTATCTTAGCATCTATATCAGCATCGGCTCTTGAACTTGTGTAATATAAATTAGTTGAACCTTCAGGTATATTGTTTGTAGTTTTAGTACTAAATCTAGTATCCCATAATGTATCAAAATCAACTGTATTTAATTTAGTATTAACTATAGTTGTTAAATTTGTAGCAAAATTAGAATTATCATTTAATGCAGTAGCTAGTTCTTCTAGTGTATCTAGAGTACCAGGTGCACCATTAATTAAATTTGATATTTGTGTATCAGTATAAGTTTGTAATGTAGGACTAATTAAACTTTCAATTTTAGTATTTAAATTAGATAAAGTAATTTTCTTTTCATCACCTGAACTATTTCTAGTAAAGAATAATAAATCAGCATTATCTATAGATGTAACTACATCATAAGAATCAATATCAAAGTCAGCACCAGCAACACCAGTTAAACCAGTTGATCCTTGAGGGCCAGTAGCACCTGTTGAACCTGTTAATCCTTGAGATCCAGCAGTTCCAGCATTACCTTGAGGGCCAGCAACACCAGTTGGGCCAGCAACACCAGTTAAACCAGTATCACCTTTTATACCTTGTGATCCTACAGGGCCTTGAGTACCTTGAGAACCAGTTAATCCAGTATCACCTTTTAATCCAGTAGAACCAGTTGTACCTTGTGGGCCAGTAGAACCAGTATCACCTTTTATACCTTGTATACCTTGAGCACCTTGAGCACCAGCAGGGCCAGTTGAACCTTGAGCACCAGGTCTATTTGTACCTACATTAAGGTTAATCTTATTTTTATCAGTAATTTTTATTGTCATTTCAATTCCTTATTGCGGTTGATATCTTATTACGAATAAGAATCTTATTGATTTAATCTCTTCACCATTTGTCCATTGCAGTTTCATAGCAACAATATAAGGGCTAGCAGTATCAGGTGATGCATTAAATATATGTCCACCATTATCAAAGTCTGATAATAAAGTACTAGGTACCTTAATATCAAATGATCCTTGAGTTGCGTTTCTTATTAAAGCTGTTGAAGTGTAGCTTTTAACATTTGCATTAGCATTTTTAGTTAATGAATTAATAGTTATACTACTTCTTCCATCAGTAACATCCGCTGTAAACAGTTCTGTAGCTAAAGTAAATGTTGCAGTTGAGTAGTCAAGATTTTCATCTCCACTAACATTTAAAAGGAATTGATTGCCTTGTAAAACTTCTCTAGCGATAACTTGATCAGCACCGCCTAAGAAATGTCTTATATTTGATATTCTCATTTTTTCTCCAATAGGTTATGAGTTTAATATATAACTATAGCTATATATCATTGTCGTTAATTATTAGTTAATATCCAACCGTTACCAGTTAAGAATATAAACTCTGTTCCAGATCTATTAGTATTTATATTATAATTACTACTAGAGCCTTGTATATTTTTACTATTACCATCTATTATAATATTATTAGTTGCAGCATTAGCCCCAACATCAATTAATTTAATTATATCTCCATCATCTGGAGCCGTAGGTAAAGTTATTGTTACCGTATTACTTGTTGTATCTATAAAATAACCTTGCCAATAAGCTTGATTAGTTACAGTAAAATCAGCAGTCTTAGTTGTAACATCCCATTCCCCTGTATGTGCTTTAACAGCTTCAGCGGGTAATGTAACCGTCTTACCAGTAAAATCTACAACTTGTGCTATTTGATTAGTACCAATAGAATTATTTTGTATTTGGTTTGTACCAACAGCTTGATTTTGAATTGAGTTTTGACTTACTGCATTATTACCAACATTAGTTGCGGCATTAGCAGGATTCCAAGCACCAACAGATAAACCTGCTGAATAATCACCTCTTGCAAAATTATTAAAAGATCTAATCCAAATATATAAATCAGTTGTAGTAGGTATACCAGTTATATCTATTGTTTCAACACTACTAGCTGCATAACTACTTCCAGGTGCAGAAATAACAGTGGTAACTTTCTTAACACCAGCTATTCCTTCTGAATAATAAACTTCAACACCTTCAACATTACTTGATGATGGTGTAGTAAATGACATATTTAAACTTGGTATAGATGCAAGCGGGCTAGCACTATTTAAAACTAAATTTGTAACAACACCAATAGTACTATAAGTTTGTGCATTTAAAGTTGGGGCATTAGCCCTTTGAGTTAATGATCCTACATTATAATCATTTGGATTATATATTTGTGCAGTTAAATAATATCCTTGTAAACCACCACTAAGTTCAACTTCAGATATACTGTTTACTCTAAACTTAGTACCATTATCATAATCTTGAAGTTGACTTGTTACACCTATAAAAGTTGTACCACTAATATTATTTACTGCTTGAATACTTATATTAGAATCAGCAGCACCAGTAAATATTATAGAATTAATATGAAATTGAAGTTGCCCACCATTTTCATTACCAGTATAACCTTCAACAAAAGTAACTAATGAAAATATTTCACCTAGTTTATTATTTTGATCTACTTGATACTTACTTAAATTTCCTGAACGATCAAAGAATTGTCCATTAATACATTCTTTAAAGTAAGTTAATAAATCATCAAATTTAACTATTGTATAAGGTACAAAATAATGTGCTGGCGTATTGTCTGAGTATCTAACATCCATATGTTGAGCACTATCAAACATTTTATATTCACCAATAGAAGCAGTAGAAGGTAAAGAACTTTGTGCATTAACATAGTCATGTGTTAAAATAGCATTTTGACTTAAATCATAATAAGTACCATTAACTTCTATAACATCATTAACTTGTAATTCTGCTGCTCTTGTATCAGTTCTAAAAGAAATAATTTTATTACTTCTAGATTTATTCATTAATACACTACCCATTCTTTGGGCTTCAACATTAGTATTTAAAAACTTTAAAGATATATCTTTAGCTAACTCAGGCTCATTAAAATATTTAGAACCATAATCTAAAAATACTTGATCATCTTGATAATTTTCTGATTTAGATTTAAATTTTAAAGTCATCTCATTTATAGTAGAATTAAAACCATCATTAATTAAAGTTACAGCACCATATATATTAGTATGATCAAATATCTTTTTAACTGTATCAACTTTATCTGAAATCATTTGAAAATTACCTAAAGTATAACTAAATATAGATTGTGAATTACTAACTATATCTGAAATATTTAAATCTTTATCATCACCTGTATTAGCATAACCGTTTGTTTGATACTGTTTGCTACTAACTGATGTACCAGTAGTATCATTATGTGTTACTAAAGTATTACAAAATAGTTTATGATCATAAAATGTTTGTAAATCAAGATCATTATCAAATACTGATTCTCCGCAGCCATAAGTATAATGTGTTAAATAATCTATTAAACATTCAGGTGGTGTTTGTGAGTAATCACCTGAAGCATATGCTTTGATACTTATTGGTAATGACTCAGTAAAATATTGTTGTCCAGGCTCATATTGAAATGTTGGCTCAACACCATTTGCATCTGCAACATGATAAGACATTCTATCTCTTCTTATACCAAATTTTTCAATTCCTTCTGCATATATTGGAAGAGAACCATTTGGGTTATCATCTGTATTTTCAAAATCATGCAAAGTAGCAGGTAATATATTTTCCAAAAAAGATACAGCAAATTGACGTTCATTAAAATCATTAGCACCATAAGCACTAAAATAACCAGGGTTTATAAACTTATCTGTTATTAAAGGTAAATAATAATCTGTACTAACACCATTAAGTAAATAAGTATATTTTACCCAAACCCTAGTTGCTGATATATCTGAAGGTCGAATAGTAGATTCAGTAAGTTCCTCTGCTGCATGTTTAATGTTTAATCCGTTAAGAATACGTTTACCATCATCTGGAACTGTAGGTTGAAATGTAACATAATTTCCAGTACTAAAATCTTTATATTGTTCTCCTGGTTGTACAAAATCAAATTCTACTTCTGCTGGACTTCCAGTATATGAGTTACTTGCTCCTATTGTATTAAAAGCAGTACCATTTTTATAATCATTTATATCATCCGTCACGTCAGGGCCAAGATCTATAATTTCATATGTTCCTCCAGGAACCATTAAGTCTTGCGGTAATAGTGATTGGAAACCTCCATAATAAGTACTATATCCTAAAGCATTTGTTGAAGGCCAATAACCAGTACCAGTAATTGATGCACCTTGATACTCATAAAATTTTGGAGTAGTAGAAAATAAAGTAGGATTTGCTAAACCTATATCAGTTATACCATCTTTAGGAGATCTACCTATTAATGTAGGAACATTAGCTAATAGATCTAACTCTCTAACTAGTCTTCCTTCAATTTCAAAAGCTAGCTTACTTGTTAAACCTGTAACTTGTTTTTCTCTATCATATTTTAATTCACAATAAGCATAAGCAACATCAGGCATAGCTCTATCAGCTGCACCTGCAGCCCACTTAGTACTAAAGGCTTCCATCTCAACACATCTTCCACCATAAGGATATCTATGAACTTTCATTTGATCTTTTAACCAATCATCATGAGAACCATCTGGGTGTATAGCATCTATAACATTATTACCAGGTATAGTACCTAATACATTTTCGGCAGCATCAAAAATTGAAATTTCATCAAATACTAATTTATAATCATCCCAGTAAATATCATTTATATCTTTAATAGGGCCTTCACATAAAGTAATTATAAAACCCATTGTTTGGTTATCAGAAGATATATCAGCAAATATAATTGAACCGTGTACTCTGTCCTCTCCATATACAACGGGTAATTTATTTGAAGGATCTGAAGGTATTCTTTGTTTAACCCCAGGATCTGGTGCTGAACCTCCATTAGCCGAAGCTGCTCCAGGAGGAGCCTCAGGGCCGAATAGCTTTTGTGTTATGTATGATACTGCAAGTGATAAAGCGAATCTTATTATCATCCCTTGAATACCTGGTGCTATTGCTGCTGCAATGATCGGTGCGGCTACTGCCATAATTTATCTCCATTCATAAGTTCTTTCAATAAGTTTGTAACCTAACTTTTCAAATTTAATATTTGTTTTATTAGGTAAACAAGCCATCAGAACTCTGTCAATTTTGTTTTCTTTTTTTAATTTTGTATATTTTTCTTTGTATAATTTATGCATCCTATAAAATGCTGAACTATTTCTTTTATCTTTATGCACCCAAGTAACAACAGTTACAAGTTCTTGCATAGCAGTCCAAATATTGGCATTAGATAAACTTATTATGCACCCTATAATTTTATTATCTTCTTCTGCAACAATAATCATTCCTTTTTCAAAACATAAATTAATTAAACTTTTATAATATTCATCTGTTACAATTAAACCTTTTATTGACATATCAGGAAATTCTTTAACTGCTTTTATTATTTCTTTTATACCATCTTGTGTATCATTTTTATTTGCCATTCTTATATTCATATTATATATCCTTTATTATTTAATCTTTACCAAACTTAGGATTAAATGTAGCCATAGCAGCTACAAATTCCATTGATATATCTCCTACTGAAGATCTTTTAAATGAACTATTAGATGTAAATCTACCATTAGTACTACCAATAATAGTTGATAATATATTTTTACATTCTAATGATATTTTAACTTTACCAAGTTCTTGATTTTCTTCGTCAACAGAATGAGAGTGTATAACACCCTTCCATTTTATATATGTACCAATCGTAGCTTCAGTATCCATTTTACTTAATAAAGTATCTTGATCATTCATCCATCCTTGATAAATAGTTACAATACCACCAATACCATTATATCTTTTTAAAAGTGGTATAATTGTATTTGGCACACCATTTAAATTAACAGTAATTTGATTAGTCTTAACATCTCTAGTTTCTTCAACAGCAGTTAATTCTAAAACACCTGCCGAAGGATATGTTTTAACTTCACCATAACCTTGTAAATTTTCAGTTATTATTCTTGAAGATGTATTTAAAAACAAAGCATTTTTAATATCATCATCTGGTTGTACAACAACAAACTGAACTGGGTAACCACCTTCAGCTTGAAGATAATTATTAGCAATTGCTCTAACCATTATAATACCTCCGCAAATTTAAATGTATTGTATTTATATAAATTCTTATTTTCATCTTTAGGAACAATTGTTACAGCTGGTTTATTAGTTAGCATTAACTTCATATTAACATCTGCACCCATAAATATATTAACATCACTAACATAAACACTTGATGGTGTTACATTTGTTAATTCAAAGAAAACTTTATTAGATGTAGATAATGCTTCATTTAAATGTTTATAAATTTCTTTATTAGCATAATTAGTTGAAGTAAAATCTGTAATACCATTATGTGTAATAGTAGCTATTTGAAATGTAAAATCAGCAGCTGTGTTATTATCCATATCAGCAACATCAATAGTTATAACATCACCAACTCTTACGTTTTTACTTGGTGTGTTAACAGTAACTAAAGTAATAGCACCAACTGAATCAACTGATATATCAAATGTACCAACAGTACTTAAAGCATTACTGCTTGTACCTGGAACATTTGTATGAACAGTTTCTGTTCTAGCAGGATCAGCAGCTGAAAAAGTGCCTACAGTAGATATTATACCTTCTTGTGCAGTAATAAAATTGATTGTTGTTGTAGTACCTACAGTAGTAACTGATTGTATTTTTCTTGTGTTTGCTAATAAAGGTGCATCAACTAATGTATTTATAAAATCACCAGCAGTATATGTACCTGCAGCATTTTCAATTGTAATACCATTAGTAATTATAGTTGCAACTGCATCTCCAGTTAAATTAACAGGATTATAATTCACAACATCTGTGCCAGTAGGTGTTGTATATTCTAAAGAACAACCTTCATAATCTAAACCCCATGTAATTTCAAAATAACCAACATGATTAGGTAAAGTTTCTCCATAATCTTCAGGAAAAGCTTTTACGCTTATGTTTGTTATAACACCATCGGTTTTAAGAATATTAGTAGATGATCCTACTTCAATTAAATTTTCAAGATAAGTTATAATTTGTTCTGCTGTATGATATATAGCGGGTATAGTTATTACTAAAGGATTACCATTACTATCTAAAGCAGTATTTCCATTACTTAACTTTATAGTCATTGTACCATCTTGATATGCATTACTAAAAGCATTAATTACTGTTTCATTAGTTAATGTTTGTCCAACCATAGAAATATTTGTAAGTTCTATTCTAGTATTAGGCGTAATAAAATTAAATGTAAATGTACCAGTAGAAGAACCTCCTGAATATACTTTACTATGTATTATTTGACCTAACTTATTATTTTGTAAATTTTGTGCAGCAGTTAAATTAACACTATTAGAATTACCTGTTATACAAAGCCCTATAAAATTATTTATGTCATGATTTGAAAATAGACCAAGTGGTATAATAAATTTTATATCTGTACCATCAGCATAAGTTAATTGTGCACTTGATGTAGCATCTTTAAATATTATTTCACCTTGAGTATTATTGGCACTATTTCTTGTTGGGCCACCATATAAATCATATGATACTATTTCATGTTCATCAGCTTGACCACTAACTATATAATATCTATCAGTAGATCCAACAGACGTAAGTGGTAAACCAACACTACTTAATAAAGGTGTTGATAATCTAACCTTACATGTCCCTGTACTTGAAGATGTAAATATAGAATCAGTTGATCCTAACGGTTTAGCTATTTGATATAGTTTATGAAAGTTTTCAAATTGTAAAAAATCACCAACTTTAAATATGTCAGTAGTATTAGGTAATAAATTTGTTAACGTAATTTCTCTTGTAGTAGAATAACTATAAGATATTAATTTTATATTTGTTTCACCAGCTTTTAAAGGAACTGATGTTGATTGCATAATATTATTTCCATTATTAGAACTAATATTTACATTTAAAAATTTGATACCATCATCAATGCTAAACAATTCGTTTTCAACCTCTTTAAATTGTTCCTCAGTTAATAAAGGTAAGTCAGCCTCAAATGACATTACACTTGGGCCTAATCTATGTGTTCTAGCATATCCACCTGTTGTAACAGACCTAGCTGAGTTAGCTGATCTATTCATTGATATGTCATTAGCATATTTAAAAATTGCACTTGTAGCCATTATATATTTCTCCCTCTTACACCTTGAGTATTCTTCGTGTAAGCTTTATTTGCACCACCAACTTCGGCTGAAGCTGAAGATATAACGCCTTTAATTTGATCAATTGATCTTTGATCTACGTTACCACTTATATTTATATTAGTTATACTTGTATTACCTGATTGTTGACCAACTTTACTTCTAGGTACAACAACTTCACCAGGCGTTAGCATAGTAGGAACTCTATCAGTATATGGAGCACCACCAGGTACAACACCACCATCAGCAAACCCTAAAATAGAACGACCCATAGAAAATAAACCACCTAGCTTACTTCCCATACCGCCACCACTACCCATAGCACTAAATAAAGAACCAGCTTTAGATATTAAGCCACTCATAATATTACCTTGTTGTGATGTAGCTGCATTTAAAGCTCTTTGTTTCAATATTCTTTGATCTAGTAATGTGTTAAATATTTTTTCAACTAATAGTTCAGCAGTTCTTTTAACAATTGTATCTGATATACTTATTAATACATTTTTAAATGCGTTTTTAGTTGTTTCTAATAATGTGTTACCTTGCTTTATACCTTCAAGCCATGTATCACCAATTATTCCACCAATTTCTTTACTATCAATACCTATTAAAGATAATTTTGCTCTAAGTTCTTTAACCTGATCTAATCTTGCTTGATGAGCAATACTTGCTTCTCTAGCAGCTATTTTAATTCCCATTTTTTCAGAGAACATAATTCTTTCATTAATAGACATTAACTCTTTTGCTCTAGCATCTGCTGTAGCAATTTCTGTTGTACGCATATCCATTCTAGGGTTAGCGCCTTTATAATTTTTTCTTCTTTCTTTTCCAGGATCCTTAAGATTGCCTGCAAAAGCATCTTTTTGTTTTTTAGTTAAATTTACATATGATGCTGCTATGCTATTTATAGATGCTTCTAATTCTTTTATTTTTTCAATATTATCATCACTACCAAGACCAATAGCTTGAGTAAATTGTCTAATTTTAAGTGCAGAATTATCAACTATACTATTAAATTTATCAGCCATATATGAACCAACAGATCTTATTTGATCTTCAAAAGCTATCCATGCTATAACTGCGCCTTGTATAACTGTAATTAATATACCTATTGGGTTTGCTCTTATGGCTATATTTAAAGCAGTAAAGGCTCCGGCTCCAAGTTTAACTTTGCCTGCCATTAATACCATTGCAGAAGCTATGTTACCAACAAATCCAATTATTTTTAAACTTATAAATATTTTAACAGCTTTTATAAGATTATCAAAATTATCAATAATAAATTTAATAAATTTACCTAAGTTTTTAAAACCTTTTGCAAGTGATTCACCAACTGTTTTAGCTAAAGCTTTTAATTGTTCATCATTTTCTTTAAAATTACCAACTAATTCTACAAGTTGTGCTTTAACACCAGCAAATAAAGGCTTAGCAGCAGCTTGTCTAAATCTAAAGTAAGCATCTTGTACAAATGAAACCTGTGCTTCTAATGTTTGTTCAAATTCTATTGTTGCTTTAGAAAATGCTCCACCATTAGCAAATACTTCAAAAAATCTTTTCTTAGTTTCTTCAATTGATACTTTAGCACCAACTTCAAATCCTAGCATTGCTCTAACACCACGTTCTCTAAATACGTCAGCAGAAGCAATACCACCAGCAAATGATCTTTGTATTTGCTCAGCAGTTTGTCTAAAGTCTAGGCCTGTAGCTGCAGCAACGTTACCAGTTACTTCTAATATTTTATTTAATTGATCAGCATCTTTAGATATAACGGCTAGGTTACCAGAACCAGCTGCAATAGCTTCAAGTGAGAAAGGTACTTTAGAAGCAAATTTGTTCATTACATCAAATGCTTTTGAACCTTCTTCAACAGTACCAAATAATAGTTTAAATCTTACTTGCAATGATTCAGTAAGTTTACCTGCAGCAAATGTATCTTTAACAAATTTACCAATACCAATAGACACAGCAGCTAATCCAACACCAACACCAACTTTAAGTGTAGTACCTAATGCAGCAAAGGTTGCTCTTGCTCGAGCTGC